TCATCCTTCGCCTTCGTCATATGATCCTTCTTAATCTCTTTCAACGTCCGGTAGTACCGTACAAAAATATCAGCAGGAATATCCTCCAAATTCCCGCTAATAGCTGCATCTTTAGCTTCTGCCCATCGTTCAATCTCAGAAGCTCCACGTTCAGCAGGCAAATCTCCCTTTTCGTAAAAATCTTCTTCTTTCTTGCAGTAATCGTGATTCTGCTTGTGGCTCCCGCGAGCAATTTCCCAGTGAGCTTTGTCCAGGAGTTTTTTAACACCTACTAGTCGGTAGTTCTTCTTAAACACGGCGTATCCTTGTAAATGCGGCGTCCCTGACTCGGGGGCGAGCTCTTTCCCCACGATCAGGTATTTAACATCCCAGGTCTTGAGTCTGGCATATTCGTCGTCCGAATAGTTGTTAAGCGTGAAACACCATTTGGTCCCTTGAGCCATTGTTGGGATTGGGATGTAGGTCCTTGGTAATACTGTACAAGGACCTACATCCCGTTTTATCCTTTCCGTTGTCAGGGTTTAGGGTTCACTTTAAAGGGCGGGCCGCGTCTTGGAAGCTGCCTGTCAGCTGCCTTCCAACTGCCTCTCACTCTTTTTGGGCAGTTTGCTACGGTCGTCGCGGCCCGGTGCATAGGCCCCGTAGAGCTTCATTGGGGATTGGGCGATGGTGGGGTCACCCGTACCTGCTACGCTCCGCTAGCCACCCAGTCCTACCCCACCATCGACCAACCCCAATGGCTCTACGGGGCGTATGAACAGGTCCGCGCCTGACCTTCGCAACTGCCCAAAAAGAGTGAGAGTCAGTTGGAAGGCAGCTGCCAGGCAGCTTCCCGACGCGTCCCTTCATACGCACTGGCACGAACACACACTCTGAAGCAACAGTAAACTCCTCATCGGTGCTGTAGTGTCACCTCAACGTCACTATTCCAGAGTGTTATCATGCAACATATCAACAAGAAGCAGAAGACGGTCCATAACGTCGCCACGCTGACAGGCAGGCGGACGCCGGAGAATGACCGCATCCTCGTCAAGCTGGACGTGGTTACTATCCCCACTCTGCTGTGGGATGAGGCCGCCAACGACTTTGTCTGGGCTGGCAAAGACGAGGAGCGCCTTCGTGTGAAGCTGACTATCTGGCCTAGCTATCAGCTGTATGACCCTACTAGGCGCGCACTGGTGAACGTTTTCGATGCGATTGCCAAGTGATTACATAGATTAGGGGGGGTAATGTAATAAACCCCATTTACGACACGAGCATGCCCCTACGAACAATAATATCGTAGCTGGCAGCCCAACTCCTCTTATCAAGATCCGTCACAAACTTGGCACACGTTCCCCTCACAACTAGAAAAAGCATCTTGTTGGATGTAGGATAGGTGTGCTGGAAATAATCAACACCAAATCCAGCAGCACCTTGGGCATCATGTGAATTAATAGTATTAGTATTAGGCAACGGCCAATCATACTTATACAATTCATTGTGCCTAATAAACAAATTCACATCCCTGGTATTATGAGTCTCGGCGGGTGCAATAAGATCTGCATCCTCCTTTCGAGGAATCATAATATTCCACTCCTTAAGTGTCCTATAGTATAACTTAGACTTAGTATTAGACGAGCCTATACTGTTGTAAATATAAGGCCTAGCCAAATTCTCAACCATCTGCTTCATTTCATCATTACCCAGACTAGTGTAAAATGGATTAGCAGGCTCGTCAAACTTCATGAGTGATATAGTAATACGACTATCCTCAGCAAGGGCACCATAAATCTTCATCTTGATACTAGTCCAAAGATGCAGTGCCTTGCTCGTATTACCAGTGGTCAAAGACACACCATTAATCTCGTCATAAAAACGAGATACGGGATTAAAGGTGCCATCTGGACGATAAACACCAAATACTCCCGCAGTAACATTAGCGGTAGGTAGGATGGAAGACCATCCTAGCTGAACCGCAGCACAAGCTAATGGATTGTTAATGCCCCCATTATCTAAACCGCTAAGGTGGTACACATGTACTGGCAGATTATAACTCGGGTTAGTAGCAGGATCTCTCCAATCCAAATACACCCTGCCTTCACCAACAGATTCCTGATTCATAATCTGCAACCTAGAAACTACTTTCTGTGTCCCAATAGAAACTATCTTCTTCATATTCAATTTCTTCGCTCCAGCAGATCCTTTTAGGATAGCATCACGAATTGATCCATCAGGCGCGTTCCGCATCATCTTCAAAGTTCCCTTCTTCTTGTATCCCTTCTTCTTATTAGCGAACTTCTTCGTTTTCATCTTGCGCGCCGCGTACTTCCGCGGCTTGCGCTTGTAACTCTTCTTCTGGTACCTCCTTTTCATTTCTTTTCCTGCAGAATAAGAAAAAAGAACTAAGCAGGCCGATCGTCCAAGGACGATCCAATATATAGATTGGTGGTTTTGGAGCATACCTCCACGTCATCACATGTGTCACATGGAATCTTCGCTTGACCGCATCAAGCATTACTCCTTCCCACAACTGATCGGGTCGATAGTTGCTGGTGATGACGAGAACTTTAGGGCGAATACATATGGCGCCTCCTTTCGTCTCCGCCAAAAAACTATACCGATCGCCCCAAATTTTTAAGTGGTGACCTAGCTCTTTGCAGTCGAAATCATCCATAATAACAAATTCTTCGTCCTGATAGCCGTCCCACCACTTGTTTTGCATTTTCAAATACGCTCCGGGATACTTCTCCCGAGCAAGGTGACTCTTCCCAACTCCTGGTTCTCCATAAAACCATTGACCAGTAACAGCTTCCTCATCCTTCGCCTTCGTCATATGATCCTTCTTAATCTCTTTCAACGTCCGGTAGTACCGTACAAAAATATCAGCAGGAATATCCTCCAAATTCCCGCTAATAGCTGCATCTTTAGCTTCTG